AAAGATAATAATAATAATAATAATAATAAAGTTAATAATAATAATAATAATGATAATAATAATAATAATAATGATAATAATCAAGTTAATAATAATAATGATAATGATAATAATAATAATAATAATAATGATAATAATCAAGTTAATAATAATAATGATAATGATAATAATAATAATAATAATGATAATAATAATCAAGTCAATAATCAAGTTAATAATAATGATATTAATCAAATAGATAATCAAATAGATAATCAAATAAATGATAATCAAGTTAATAATCAAATAAATGATAATAATAATATTAATCAAATAGATAATCAAATAAATGATAATCAAGTTAATAATCAAATAAATGATAATAATAATATTAATCAAATAGATAATGAAATAAATGATAACGGAATAAGTAATATATCATATAAAAGAGTTATTAAAAGAATATATGATATAATAAAAGGAATATTTATGAGATAATCATTCAAAATTAAGTGTTATATTTATATTATGTTTATTAATCATTTTATTTATATTATTAGATAATTCATGTCTTTTTTTTCGTTTATCATCAGAACTAGTATTAGATAATAATAAATCGAATGATTCAGTATTAGTATTGGAAGAATTAGAAATAGACGAGTTATTAGAAGAAGTAGGAGTATTAATATATATATTATTAATTATATCTTTAGTTGAGTTATTCATATCATTACAGACAATATCAAGATTATTAATAATATAATCAAGAACTTTAAATTTGATAGCCCATCTAAAGAAATTTAATTGTCCAATAGTAGTGACAATACATTTTTTTTCATCATAACAGAAAACAATACGTTCTTTTCTACAAAAAGGATCAAATAATTTTTTTTTATAACCTTTTAATTGAGATTTATATTGTAGATAAACATTATAGAAGATAACTGTTTCACCATCTATAATAGGATATATAATATTATTTTTTTTACAATAATTGGTAACAAACCAATCGAGAACTCTAATAGAGATATTAGAATTAGAAGTTATAATAGGTAAAACTTTATCAAAATTATTATCAATTAAATAGAATTCATATAAAGACTTTAAAATGGGATTATTAATAACTTCAGGTAATTTCAATATTTTAGAAAACCAAGGTTTAGACTCAAGTATATTATTCATGATATAAATATATGATATTTATGACCTATAACTTAAATATGATAGAAATATCTTTATATCATATATTATAAAAAGCTATAGATATGATATAAAAAAAAATTGAGTATTCAAGTGCTTGAATAAATAAAAGTAATATAAAAGGATATTAATATATTATATTATAAAAGTTAAATAGAAAAATGTCTAAAGCAACTAAACAAACTAAAGCAACCGTCGCAAAAGCTGTTGAAGAAACTAAACCTGTTGAACAAACTAAACCTGTTGAAACTAAAGCAACTAAAGCTAAAGTTGAAACTAAACCAGTAGTTGTTGAACAACCGAAAGTTGAAGCTAGAGTCGAAGATCATGAAGATGAACAAGAAGTAGGTGATAAAAAAGCAAAACAATTAGAATTTGCATCTGCATCAGCAGCAAATGAAGAAATGACAAAATTAATGGAAACAATTGCATCATCATCTAAAAGATTAGCTCAAGTTAAAAAAGTTTATGATAGATTATTAACTAGAGAAATGAGACAATCAAGATCTAAAAAATCTGATAGACAAAATAAAGCAGGATCTAAATCTGGTTTTAATAAACCACAAGCAATTCCAGAACATATTAGAAACTTCTTAAATAATTCATGTAAAGAAGATTTTAGAGTATCAGCAGATGATTTAAAACCAAGAACTTGGATCACTAAAGCAATTTATAGTTATATTCATGATAATAAATTAACTGCTGAAAATAATGGTAGAAAAATTATTGCTAATAAAGTTTTAGCTGATTTATTCGGTGTTGAAGAAAAAACTGAAATTACTTTTGAATCTTTCCAAACTATGGTCTCTCAAGCATTTAGATTAGGTCAAGAATCTGGTGATGATGAAGAATCTGGTTCAGGTGAAGAAGTAGTTGAAGTTAAAAAATCAGCAACTAAAGTAGCAACTAAATGAATAAATAATATAAAAATATGATTAATATATTATTAAAAATAATAAAAACAAATAAAATAATTCCTTTTTTTATAACTAAATTATAAATATTTACAAATAATTATAATTTATTTAATTAAGATCATATAAGATTAATTTAATATTTTGATCATTAATATCTATATTAGAATTAATAAGATCATTATAATATTTGACAAAATTACTATTATTAATGATATTAGTATATTGAATGATGTAATTACATTGATCAACAGAACAGGTTAATATAAGATTAGTAATATTATCAAAAATATTAAAAGTATAAAAACATTTAAGAATATAATAAGAGAAAACATTAGAGGTTTGATTAAATTGATTAGATTTATAATAATCATTAAAAGATGTGATATTATAATGTTTAGAGATTTTATATAATTGTAACCAAGAAAACATTATTTCATATAATAATAATTTTTTAAATGAAGATAATAAATTATAATAATTAATATGATAAGTAATAAATATAGTATGATAAAATAAAGCTAATAATTCAGTAATAGATTCATTTATTAAAACAGGATAATTATTTTGACCTAATTTTACATTTAATATTTCATTTAATCTTTTATCATATTTTATATCTAAATCATAATAATGAATTAATTCATGTATTAATACTTTATATATATCTTCATATCTCCATACACATAATATATCATCTTTAGTTGAACTAACACCACTATTAACATTATATGGTGATAATATTTTATCATTATGATTAATATATTTTTTAATAGGTGACAATATAATATAGATATTTAAATATCTCTTATTAGATTTGGTTAAATTAGATATCCATTTTATTATTACATTTATATTATTATATATTTTTATTATATCTTCAGTATATAATTGAAATTCATAATATATTTTAAGATTAAAAATATCAGTTTTAATAGATAATACTCTATTAATATTATTTTGACAATATAATTTGATATCTAATGAAATGAAATAATATTCATTTATTAATAATAATAATTGTTTTAATTGATCATCAATATTATATTGTTTAATGATCTGTTTATGTGATTTTTTATATTTATCATCAATAATACCTTGAAAATCTAAATTAGTATGATATTTATATAAAAAGTCTTCAAATGATATTTTTTTATTAAAATCAATTATATATTGTTTCCATGGATAATAATCATAATATTGTTTATTATTATCTAATATTGATATATTATATTGATTATCTATTTGATTATATAATTGTTTAATGATATTAATATAATCAATAATTAATTTATCTAAATCTTTTTCTTGTTTATATTTATATTTTATTATTTTATTTGACTTATAATTGATATGTTTTTTTATAATATGATAAATAAGATTATATGATTTATTAGATTTAATAAGATTATTATGTATAAGAGATAAATAATATTTTGTATTATATGTTAAATCCATTATATTATATAATTATAATATATTATTATTTTGAATAATATAATTTTAGATTTTTATAGAAATTTTCATCTTTTTTTAAATATAAATATATTATTAGATCTCCTCTTGAACCATCTATATCATAAGGTAGACCTTTATTTTTAATAATAATTTTAAGTTTATGACCATCAAAATGAAATTCTTCCAAGGGTTCAGAAGAAGATAATTCAATAATTTCATCATTAAAATATCTAATTTCTTTAATAAAACCAGTAAATAAACTAAATAATGTTATATTATCATTATAAATGATATCATAATTAATTCTTTTAAATTTTCTATGTTTTTTTTGTAAAACATTAATAATAACATTACCATATTTATTAGTAATTTTATTAAAATCACCACCATTTTCTATTAGAATTTTAGGATTAAATAATGGTACTTGATATTTTTTCTCTGTATCTATTGATATATTATTATTATCTATTATTTTTCTTCTTATTGTTATTTCTTTGAATTTATTATTATATATTTCTTCTAATGTTGTTTCTATTTGTCCTATTATATTTAATATATTTGTATCTATTTCACTTGATGAATTATTTTTATTTTTTTCAAATGATTCTAAATTATCTTGATTTTTATTTGGATAATCACTATATGGAAAAAATATATCTTCTAATTTAACATTATTATTTTCACCAAATATATCTGTAACATTATTTGAAAATATTATTTTATTTTTACCTAATAAATAATCTATTATTTTTTCTTGTATATTATCTAATTTTTCATCACCTAATAAATCTTTTAATATATTTTTTGAATTTGTTACTTTATTTAATTCATAAAAATATTTAATCATTTTATCTATAAATGATGTTTTTTGTTTATTAGTCATTTGATCATATTTATTTTTCTTATTTTCATCACTTAATATCTCATATGCTAATCTTATTTTTCTAAATTTATTTGTCATTTCTTCTTTATCTTCTATTTTATTTTTATCAGGATGATATAATAATGCTTGTTTTTTATATGCTTTTTTAATATCATCAATAGAAGAATCTGTATTAATATCTAATATTTTATATAAATCTATATTGATATTGTCCATAATAAAAATATAATAATAATAATTATATCACGTTAATTTATATAAATTTTTAACATAATTATATTATATATATATTTCTTATGAATAAAAATATTTTTTTACAAAATCTTGTTAAATCTAAAATTAATAATACTAATGATGACAAAGGTACCAATTTATCTTTAGATAAGTCGCTAGAACAAAAAAATATTGCAAATACAAAAATTTTTAATGGTACTTTTGGTGATAATTTAATTAATAATATTGCTCAAGTTATCATATCTAAATCTAAAACAATTAATAATAATAATGATATTAGTGATAATTTAATTAATATTGATAAATATAATCCAGATGTTATGACTAGATATAAAAATTTAAATAGAATTAATAATTTTGAATTTACTAATAATTGTTATAAACCTATTACTTCTAATATGCCTACTTCTATTAATAATGCTAATGATCTAATTATCCATTCTAATGATGAAAATCCTATTAATATTACTGAACGTTATAATATTCTTTATAATCAACGTATTGAAGAATTTAATAGATTAACACAATTAAATCTAAATAATCGAATTAATCATAATACTAATAATATTAATAATCATGATTATGATTATAATCAAAATTATAATTATGATTTTAATTCTATTAAAAAAGAATCTAATAATAATAATAAAAATAATCAATTATTAGATAGTAATTATGATGAAATTTTTAATAAATTAAATCTAAATAATTAAAATATTTATATATAATATTTTATTATTAAATGTGTTAAAATAATAAAATATTATAAAAAAGATAATAATATATAATGACATTTGATTATAATAATATTAATATTAATAATTTAGATGATAATAAATTAGATGATATAATAGATGAAATGATAATAGATATATTTAAACCATATATATTATATATAAAAATGATGTTAAATGAAAATGATATAAAAAAAAAATTTATTATAGAAAATAAACAAATAGATAGAGAAATTAATATTAATGTGTTAAATGAAATATTAAAAAAACATTTAGATATAAATAATAATAATCAATAAATAATGAAAACAAATATAAATAATTATTATAAAAATATAACAAAATCAGAATATTATAATAGTTCAAATTTTGATATATCAGCAATATTATTTAATGCTAAAATAAATAAAACATTTAATAAATTATTAAATTTATGTATAAAATATGATATAAAAATATTTGATATTGATAATATGAATATTTGGTACATTAAATCTGTTAATGATATTTTAACTTTGATTATTGATAAAAGAAATATATATACTATTGAATTATCTAATACTATTAAAAATCTTACTACAATTCAACATCAAATGAATTTTATTGAGATTATTGATAATCATGTTAATGAATATAAAAAAAAAATTAAAGATTTTGAAATATTATTTTATTTATTTAATAGTATATATACAGATGATGAATTAAAAAAAATATGTAATAAAGATACTAATAATGATGATAATAATAATGAATATATAAAAATAGAAGAAAAATATAATAATATATTAAAACCATTAAGTAATAATATTACTACAGACACCTTATGTGATAATAATAAAGATATTGATAAAAAAGATAGTAGTGATAAAAATAATAAATTATCACCAAAAGTGTCTATGACATATCTATTGAAACCTAGAAATAATAAATTTATTGCTGAATATTCTAATTAAGTTTGAATTTTATTATAATTATACAAAATATAATTATAATAAATATGACAAATATTACTAAAATTGGATTAGATTGGGGAACTGATAATTGTTGTCTATCTTATATTGATGATAATAATAAAATTAATATATTTTATGATAATAATAATCATTTAATATCAACTATTATATGTATTCATAATGATATTATATTAATTGGTAATGAAATTAATAAATCAATTAATTATGATATATCTATTATTAGTAATCTTAAACGATTAATTGGTATTGATATTAATAATAATTCAAATATTATTAAATATTTTAATAATCTTAATATATCTATTTCTTATGATAATTCTAATAATGATATTGTTTTATTATATAATAACAAATCTTATTTATTATCACAATTAATTATCTATATTATGATATATTTGAAAAATATTATTAATACTAAATTTAAAGATGATAATTTTGAAACTATTATTACTATACCTGCTAATTTTAATGAATTTCAAAGAAGATATATTTTAAATTGTGCTAATAATGCTAAATTAAATTGTTCTAAAATTATTCATGAACCTATTTCTGCTTGTTTAACTTATTTGACTATTAATACTAATTTAATTACTCATCATGATGACTTAAATATTATTGTTTTCGATTTTGGTGCTGGTACATTAGATTTAGCTTTATTATCTTGTTCTTATGATAATGGATGGTTATCAGAAGTTATTTCTAGTATTGGTGATAATGAATTAGGTGGTATTGATATTGATAATGTTTTATTAAATTGGTTAATTAATGATTATAATGATGTTTATAAGATTTTATTAGAAAGAAATGAAAATATTAATAAATTAATATATGATATTAAAATAACTTTATCTAATGAAACTGATATTGATACTAGTATATTATATAATATTTGTGGTTTTAATATTATTTTAAATATATCAACATATTATAAATTATTAGATGATCATTTTAGTAAAAGAATAGATGATTTATTATTAAATTTATTAAAAGATAATTATTATACCGTAGGCACCTTTGGTGATATATTTGGTATTTTATTAATTGGTGGTAGTTCTAAAAATAATTGGATTAAATATCATTTATCTAAATATGATTTTAAATTATTAGATCAAAATATTAAAGTATTCATTAATAATGATATTAAATATTTTGATATTAAAGATATTGGTGTTAGTATTGGTGCTACTGATTTATCTAAATATAATAATAGAGAATTAATTTTATTAGATACTGTTACTTTATCTATTGGTATTGAAGAATTAAATGGTTTTATCTCTAAAATTATTAATAAAAATACTATTATTCCTTGTTCTGTTACTAGAGATTATTTAGTTATTTTTGATGCCACAGGCACCTTTGGTGATAAAGATGAATCTAATGAAATTAATATTAAAATATATCAAGGTGAAAGAGAATTAGCCAAAGATAATTTCTTTATTGGACAATTTAAATTTAAACCTACTTTTATTAATAAAAATATTAAAACTAGAATTCAAATTACTATTAATATTGATAACAATAATATCATCTCTGTTACTGCTAAAGAATGGAGAACTGATAATATCTCTAATTTTATTATTGAAACTGATAAAATTAAATTACCAAATGATCTAATATTTGATAATATTAATAATTTTAATATCATTGATAAAAAAAATAAATTATTATTTAATACATATTTTGATTATATTACTAATATTGATAGAATTGATTATAATCTCTTTTTTACTCAAAAAAATAATATCACTACTGAATTATTCTCTTTCTATATTTATCAATTATTATATTCTATTTCTATTATATATCCATATATACATTCAATTAAATCTATTATTAATATAGATCATCTTAAATTAACTAACTTTATTAATGATATATATAATCAATATAAATTAGATTATCAAATTACTAATGATATTCAAAATATATATGATAAATTACAAGATAATAATATTTTTATTGATGATTTAAATGTTGACAAATTAATTGATATTATTAATGATTCTAAAAAAATATTAGATACTGAATTATCTATTTTTATGATTTATTATGAACATATTAAAGAATCTAATGATAATAATGATAATAATATTAAAGATAATATTAAAATTAATATTAATACTACAGAATTAGATGATTTAATTGATATATTAATTTCTTCTATTGAAAATTTTGAAATTAGTGATAATAAAAAAATGGAATTATTTATTTATTTAAATAAAGAGAAAGAATGTTTAGATACTATGAAATATGCTATAGATAATATTTTAACTGATGATTATGTTACTATGAAAATTAATGAAATTAATGAATTTTGTGAAAAATTAAATTCATAATTATATTATCTCATTTAATTTATTATAAATACTATTATGAATAAACTATTCTTTCTTTTATTATTATTATTATTATTTATTATATATATATATTATTTTAAAACTATAATATACAATAACATATCATTAATATCTCCTGAACATTTTTCTAATGATATTAATTGTAAAAAAATATTTAATAATATTGATAAAACTACTATTAATCCTAATATTAATTTCCATAAAGCTAAAATATATAATATTACTAATGATATTAATAATCAAAATTATTGTAATCTTAAATATTATTATGATTATAATGGTCATTCTTTAGAATTTAATGATTTAATTGCATATAATAAAGATAATACAACAAATATAAACATCTTTGATAATAAGTATAACACTAAATATAATAATAAAAATATATCAACTAATACTATTGGTAATAATAATAATAATAAAATTAAATATATTAAAATTAATGACACAAACATTAAAAGTAATAATAAAATTAAATATATTAAAATTAATGACACAAACATTAAAAGTAATAATGATATTAATAAAGATAATAATTATATAAATATATATCATTATGATGATAATGTCGATGATAATGATATTAATGACAAAGATAAATATAATAATAATAATAATGATAATGAAGATGAATATAATAATAATGATGAAGATAATGAAGTTATTAATGATGAAGATAATGAAGTTAATAATGATATATATGACGAAGATGAATATAATAATAATAATAATGATAATGATGAAGATAATGAAGTTAATAATGATGAAGATAATGATATAAATGACGAAGATGAATATAATAATAATAATAATGATAATGAAGATAATGAAGTTAATAATGATGAAGATAATGAAGTTAATAATGATATAAATGACAAAGATGAATATAATAATAATAATAATGATAATGAAGATGAATATAATAATAATGATGAAGATAATGAAGTTAATAATGATGAAGATAATGATATAAATGACGAAGATGAATATAATAATAATAATGATATAAATGACGAAGATGAATATAATAATAATAATAATGATAATGAAGATGAATATAATAATAATAATAATAATAATAATAATAATGATATAAATGACGAAGATGAATATAATAATAATAATAATGATAATGAAGATGAATATAATAATAATGATGAAGATAATGAATATGATAATAATGAAGATGATAATAATGAAGATGATGAATATAATAATAATGATGAATATGATAATGATATAAATGATGAAGATAATGAATATGATAATAATAATGATGAATATGATAATGATAATAATAATGAAGATGAATATAATAATAATAATGAAGATGAAGAAGATAATGAAGTTAATAATGATGAAGATAATGAAGTTAATAATGATGAAGATAATGATATAAATGACGAAGATGAATATAATAATAATGATGAAAATAATGATATAAATGACGAAGATGAATATAATAATAATGATGAATATGATAATGATAAAAATATAGATTGTGAAGAAAATCCGGAATTATGTATAGAAGAATTTAACAATGAAAAATATAGAATAAAGAATAGAAGATTGAATACAATGACAAATTTGATGATAAATACAAAATATGGATGTTTAGAATCAAAAGGAAAAGAGATAAAAATAAATAAATGTGATTATAGAGATCCATATCAGAGATGGTCATTTTATCATAGAGATTATAAATTTGATAATAATAATAATTTAAAGAGAGAAACAGGATCATATATAATTCAACATAATAAATCAAATAAGATATTAAATGATAAAATAAAATTAGAAAAATATGATGGGAAAGTAAAAGATAATAAATTATGGTTAGTAGGTGGAAATATATCAAATAAACGAACATCAAAGTGTTTAAATATAGAGAATAATAAAGTGAATATAAAAGAATGTAATAATAAAGAAAATCAAGAGTTTAAATTAGATAATAGATTAAAAAAAATAATATAAAAGTATAAAATAAATAAAATGAAATAAAGAAATAATAATATATAAATATATAAAATGAAAAAAATAGGATTATTAAACAATAAACAAATAACAAAATTAGCAAATGAAGATATATTATTATTAGATGATACTGATAATAATGATGTTTCATATGATAGAAATATTATTAAATGGTTAACTGATAATAATGAGATATTAACAAATCAGACATTAATAAGAATAGAATTAACAGCAGCAACAAGAGGAGATTTAACAGTAATAAAGTGGTTATATGAGAATAATTTCTATATATATGATGATGTATTGAATATAGCAAGTGAAAATGGTTATCTTCATATAATCAAATGGTGTCATAAAAATAAAATAGAAATAAATCATAATGTACCAATATATGCAGCTAAAAATGGTTATTTAAATATAATTAAGTGGTGTTATGAAAATAGTATACCAATAGATACGGATGTTGCTGTTTATAGTGCTGAATTTGGTCATTTTGAAGTATTAAAATGGTGTAAAAAAATGGATATACCATTAAATAATTATGTAAGTAGTTTAGCAGCGAAAAATGGTGATATTCATATAGTTAAATGGTGTAAAACAAATAATGTACCAATGGATAGTTTAACTCCTGCTATGGCTGCTAAAAATGGTCATATTGATATTATTATTTGGTGTAAAGATAATGGTATAGAAGTGGATCATTTAACATCATATAATGCAGCATTAGGTGGTTATGTAAATATATTAAAATGGTGTGAAAAACAAAAAATACCAATATATAAAGAATGTTATGATGGAGCAAGTGAATCAAATTATATAAGTGTATTAGATTGGTTATGGAGTAAACATATAGATTTCACAAATACAAAAATCTCATCAAATGCAGGTTATAATGGAAATGTAGAATTATTAAATTGGTGTTTAAAAAAAAATATACCAATAGATGTTGATGTACCATTATTAGCTACTCAAGAAGGTTATGAAAATGTTTTAGATTGGTGTAAAGAAAATAAAATTGCTTTAGATAAAACATTATTATTAGAAGCTATTAAATATAATAAATTCACTATAGTAGAATGGTTTATTGATAATAAAATAGTAACAGAAAATGATATAAAAAATAGAGAAAGATTAATAAATAAATCAGAAAATGAAAAATGATTTAATTATAATAATAATTGTTTATTGAACCGTTGATAAAAATACTCTATAGAATATTTTTCTTCAACGCTTTGAGCCAAGAAAATATGAATTTATTCTAAATTCATATTTTCTCTCTCAAACCATATTTCATTTATATAATTTGATGATAATTTAATAATTTTCATTAAATCTGTATTATATGTTGTTTTTAATAATTGTTTATATTTATAATAATATAAATCGATATAATACATTTTTATTGTTTTTAATATAATTTTATGTGTATCTTTATCATGTTTATAATATTTATATGGATATATAGCACTTAATGATTTATCAATATAAATTTTTATACTATAATGTTTATTTATATCTTCATAATCATGATAATAATAACAAATATAAATTTTATTATCAATGATATTATTTCTAATTAAAAAACAATTACAACCAATATTATCATATAAATATTTATATAATAATATTTGTTTAACAAATTTATCATTAAAATTAGTATTATTATTTTTATATATATCTAATTGAATTGACTCATATATATTAAAATTATTATCATTTATCTCAGCTATCATACTATATGTGCTAAATCCATTATTATATCCTGATATATTAAAATTCTTATCATTATTTCTATCAAATAATATATTATTATATCTATTATTATCTTTCTCTCTTGATGTTGTATTATATATATGAAATTTAAATTCACAAGTACCGTCATATTTTTTATCTAATATAATATCTGTTATAATATAATATGTTGAATAAGTTTGATATATCAATAATGTAAATAATGTTATCAATATTATATTCATTTTATATAATCTATTATATTATCATTCATTATTATTATAAATCAATTTTATCAATTTTTTAATATTAGCGAGCTCAGTGAACTAAACTTGTTTAGTGATGCGAGTTATATATTATGATGATTATTAAATTATCTCGCATCGTTTCGTTACACTCAACTCACATAGCTCGTTTTATGATTAATTATTTTTTTAATAAATATTTTTGTATCCATTGTTTATTTTTGATATCAATATATTTTTTGATATCATCTTTATCATTATCAGTTATTGTATGCCAAAAATCTGTATAATATAATTGTCTTTCTATATTATTAACATAATTAGATGATATAACATTTAATGAATTAGTAAATTGATATATAAAATCTTTATCATAATCTTTATCTATAATAGATATATTTTTAATATCTTTATTAAGAATATCAAATAATATTTTAAAATGATTAGATAATAATAATGTATTATTATAATTATAACATATAACATAAAATTCATTAGAGAACATATTTTGAGTAGGTTTAAATAAAATAACTTTATCAAAACATAAATATAATATATAAAATAAATCTATAAATATTTTATGATCAAATAATTGAATGTGTTTAAATATACAATCTCCATTTTTCTTCAAATTATATAAAATAAATAATATTTGTGAATAATATAATTTAATAGCAAGAGTATTATCTTCACTCCATGGAACACCACAATCTCCTATCATTATATCTGTATTTTTACATTTTTCATTATAATATTTTATATTTATCTCTTTAGTTATATCTCCTGTTTTATCTTCACCATATGACCATTGATCTTTATATTTCTTTATAAAACCATATTCATCACCAAAACCAATATTTGAATTATCAGAAGGTACTAAAGTAGTAGCATGCCAATTTAATTTTAAATTAGAATGATGTTTTTTAATAAAATAAATTAAACAATGAATAAAATTACCAGGAGCTTCACAAATATGAAATGTATTTAATTCATTATCACCGAAGGCGTATTTTTTTAATATTTTACTATGATATAATATCTCATAAAATTTTATCCAAGCTCTTGATACTGGTTTATTATTATTATTAATACCATATTGTAAGATATCTTTATTTAATGTAGATTCATAAAATCTAATAAATTTTTTAACATAATCCCAAACATTAATAGGTCGGTAATCAATATTATAATTAGTATTATGTATTATATTATTATATATTCTTATTTGATCTAATATTTTAATATCATTATTTAATTTAATATCTATTTTATTTGTTTTAATATTAGATTTAATCTTAATTAATAATGGTTTTTCATATGAATACATTTTTTCAAATGATAATAATAATGTCTTATTTATATTTTCAATTTCATATATTTCAAAATCTAAAAATTTAGCTAATTGATATGATATATATAAATTTTTATTAATTTGAGATTTAATATAATCATTATTAGATAAATAATTAAATTGATTAAATAAATCATTAATATTATTTTTAGTAATAGTTTCAGTATATAAAACACTATTATTTGTAAATATAATATCATTAATCAATTTTTCATAATATTTTATTATATTAGTCATTATATTTTTATTTATATAATCTTTCTTAATTATATTCTTCTCTTTTCTTAATTTCTTCTTAAATATTAAAATTAAATTAAAATCAATAAATGGATTATAATTATATGATATTATATCTAATATTTCAAAATTATTACTTATTTTATTTATTTGTTCTAATGTTTCTTTATTTAATATGGTTTGTTTCATATATATATACATATTACCTTCTATATTAAGATTATTAATCATTTTATAAGCTATTTTTAATAAATATAAATTATTATTTTCAATAGTAATATAATTATCTATATTATCTTTGAATAATATATAATGTGTAGCATCTATAAAAATAGTATTATATATAATATCAGTTTGTTTATATATATCATCATGATATTCAATATCATTAAATTTATAGAAAGTTTTAATTTTATTATTTAAGATATTATTATATAGATCATTTTTATAATGAATATGTTGAAGTTTGATATTTTTATTATAATATAATAATGGTTCAATAATACCATAATCATATGATAAACATAAAATATCTTTCATATATAATCCATAATATTTTACTAAATAAAATAATATTAGATTCTTATCATATAAAATAAATCTCTTTTTTAATATGAAATTTTTATTTAAAAAATTATATGGTACATTACGTTCATCTAATTTTATATCACTATAATTAAAAAAATTAGAAATATAATAATCTGGAATAATAATAGGATTTAATAAAAATTTAGATTTATATTTAGTGATAATATCTTTATAATTTAATATATTAAATGATGTATCATATTCAATAATTTTATCTTTATTTGAATTATATATATTAAAAGTTTGTGATATAGTATTAATGATATGATAATTAGATGTTAAAATAATATTAGATTTTTGTTTAAATATCAATTTTCTTTTACTAAAAATAACATCAATATCATATTCTATTAAATTATTTAATTCATTTTCAATTTCATATTTGTTATTATTATTTTTAATATTATTATAATAATTAGATATATCATCTAGTGATTTATATGAAAATAAATATTCATTTTGTTTATTTTTGATTTTATAAATATATAATTGTTTATTTAGTTGTTTAGAATAATGTTTAATAATATTTAAACATATTACTATCCAATTATATGAATTATTTATACTTTGTTTTGGATTTATAATAAATAAATCATGTGTAATAAAAGTTAATGTATTATCATTATTTTTAATAATAAAGATATAAATATCATAATAATTAAATAATTTAATAGCAATCATACCTATTATATTAGTTTCATTATTAATTTCATATTGTTTTATAAATTCATTATCATTTTCATTATAAATATATCTAATTGGAAATAATATTTCTCTATTCAATAAACAATATATATTTGTTTTCTGTTTGATAAAATCATTATCTAATGGATTAATAAAATTATGATTATATGATGATTTTATTATATTTTGATCACCTATTATACCTTGTTTTTTATTACTTTTATTATATTTTATTTCTGGTATATAATCATAATCTAAATATTTATTATCTATTTTATTATTATTTTTATTATAATTATCACAATATTTAATATCTATATCATCTAATGATAAATCACTAACTTGTTTACTAACATAATTATAATATTCTTCAACAAAATCTATATCTAAATAAGATTTAAATATTTTAATGATATTATCACAATCTATAGATTCATTAGATTTACTATAAATTGAAATATTATGATAATTAAATATATTTATTGGTTTATCTTTTATAAATGATAATATATATTTATCATTATAAATATCACATATATTATCACCATATAAAATATTACATCTTGATTTATATGATATATTTAATCTATTTAAAATAAATTCATTATTATCTATTATTTGAAATTTATTATATTGGATTATTAAATTAACTTTTCTTAAATTATGATAATATTTATTTATAATATGAGAAGGATATAATGAAAAATATAATAATTTATCATCAGTATAAATATTAAATAATCTATATTTATTAGAAATATTATTTAAAAAATTAATAATTTTAATATATTTATGTTGTTTTCTATAATGACATTCGTGGCGGAGCGCGCCAGCACCCGCTGAGAATGCTGACGCCTTCTCAGACTGATGACACTTATATTTTTTATTATATGATATTTCATTAGAATATTCTATATTATCATTATTAATTGATATTAAATTATCATAATATAATCTATTTTTATTTGTTTTATCATATAATAATGAATCTAAATTATCTTTATGATGATCTTCATATAATTTTTCATTATTATCAGTCATTATATTAGAATTAATATTATCTTTAATAGGATAAAAAAAATCTGGTTTAGATGATATATATAAATTTTTATTATTAATTTTATTATAATAGATAACAAATGGAAATATAAAATGATTATTAATATTATTAATTATATTAGTGATATTGTTTTTAGTTGAAATAGATTTATTATATTTA